CCGGGCGGCCGGTGGCATGCGATGGAATCCGGCGTTGTTGTCGGGCGCCAGAATGGCAAGAGCCTGGGTATCGGCATTCCCACGGTCATTGCGGATTGCGTGCTGTGGCCCGACCCGGACCGAGTGGTCTGGTCGACGCACCGGATCGACACCTACCAAGAGGCATTCACGCTCGTGAAGCGCCTCATTGATGAGCATTCTTGGCTGTCGGCTCGGGTTTCTCAGATCGTCGATAATCACCAGGACTCGCAGGTCTGGTGGACGAATGGCAGTCTCCTGGATTTCAAGGTGCGCTCCCCGGGTGGCGGTCGTGGCCTCGGAGGTCGCACGGTCGTTATCGATGAGGCGCTATTCTTCCCGGCCGGTGACGCCGGGGCATTGCTGCCGGTGCTGGCACGCCGTCCGAATCCGCGGATCATCTACCTGACGTCCGCGTGCAAGACGACGTCGGCCCTGCTCGGTCAGCTCGTCGCCCGCGGCCGGGCCCGCAACGATCCGTCGCTGATCTGGTGCGAGTGGTGCGCGCGCGGGTCGCTGAAGGAGCCGCACTGTGCGAGCTCGCGGTGCCGCCACCGGCTCGACGAGTCCGGGTGCGCCCTGGACGACCCGGCGAACCACCGGGCCGGGAACCCTGCCATCGACGCCGGCACGATGCGGGCCGACGTGATCCGCGCGTTCCGACGGGCGCTGTCGGCCGACTGGCGCGAGTTCGCCCGCGAGCATCTCGGCTGGCACGAGGACGCCGGAGACGCCGCGGCGGACACGATCCCCGTGGACGCCTGGGACGCCCGAGCGGACGAGACGTCCACCATCGAAGGCCAGCGAGTCATCTCGCTCGACGTCGCTCCGGAGGGCACGTCGGCAGCGATCGGCGGGGCCGGCCGGCGCCCCGACGGCGATGTGCACCTGGCGCTCGTCGACCACTTGGCCGGCATTGGGTGGGTCGTGGACCGCGTACTCCAGCTCCTGCAGCGCCCGGACGTCGCCGCGGTGGTGGTCGACGAGGGCTCGCCGGCCGCGGAGCTCGTCCCGGACCTGGTCGCGGCGGGCCTGACGGTGCGCACGAAGGTGAACCCAACGGGCGAGATCGTGAAGATGACGACCCGGGACGCGGGGGCTGCGGCCGGGATGCTGCGGACGAGGATCGCCGGGGACGCGCCGACGGCGTGGCACCGGGGCGAGCGGGCCGCGCACGACGCGCTGCGGGACGCGGGCCGCCGGAAGATCGGCGACGGCGGGTGGGGCTTCGCTCGAGCGACCAGCGAGGCCGACATCACGCCGATCGTGGCGATAGCGCAAGCGCTCTGGGGCCTGGTCGTAGGCGTGCTGCCCGAGGTGAGCATCTTCATCGGCGACGAGGACGACGACGAGCCGGCCGACGAGCTGGCCGGTCAGCCCGGGCCGCTGACGGCCTACCAGCAGTTCCACGAAGAGACCTCGCGCCGCGAGGGCCTGGACGACGACGAGCCGGAAGACGGGGGTGTCGTGTGGATCGGGTGACGGATCGGGTGGTTGACGGCCTGGTGCTGGTGGCGCTGGTGCTGGGCGTGGCGTGGGCGTCGCAGGTGTGGGGTGTGACGGGCCTACTCGGTGCGGGGGCGCTGGCGTGCCTGCTGCTGGCGGTCGCGTTGCGCCAGCCTGACCCGCAGCCGGCGCCCGCGGCGGAGCCTGAGCCGGAGACTCTGTGGACCTCCTGAGTCGGGCGGCCCGCAGCCTCGGGACGCTGCGGGGTCCTGAGCGGCGCAGCGTGAGCGGCACGTTCGGCGACTCATCGATCATGCCCAACAGCGTGATGATGGGCATGGGCGCCTCGGGCCTGGTCATGACCGAGGCCGGCGCGCTCGGCATCAGCACGGTCATCAATTGCGCGCGGGTGCTCTTCGACGACCAGAAGATCCTGCCCTTCAAGGCGTACACCGGTTCGCCGGACGGCGTGCGGACGCCGATCGCCGACCCGCCGCAGATCGTGGCGGAGCCGTGGGGCCCGGACGTCCCGGCCCACCTGGGCTTCGCGATGCTGCGCGTCAGCGTGGCGATGCGCGGCGCCGGCTACGTGCGGGTGATGGACACCGACCGGTTCGGGATGCCGACGCTGCTGTCGATCCTGCACCCGGACGTCGTGAAGCCGACGCGGCGGGCCGGGGTGAAGAAGTACGTCGTGAAGGGTGCGGGCGGCGGCGAGGAGACTCTCGGGACGTCGGAGGTCAAGCAGGTCAACGGCTTGATGATGCCGGGCGCCCTGGCGGGCGTGGACCCGGTGTCCTATCAGCGGGTGATGCTCGGCGAGGCGGCCGACATCGCGCAGTACGGCGCCAACTTCTTCAAGAACGGCGGGTCCCCGGGCGGCGTCATCTCGGTGCCTGGGTCGGGTGACCGGCGCAAGGCCCGCGAGGTGAAGGACATCTGGGAGAGCGGGCACGCGGGCGTCGTGAACGCGCACCGGCCCGCGGTCCTGTTCGGTGGCGCGACGTGGCAGCCGCTGAGCATGTCCAACGAGAACGCGCAGTTCCTCGCGACGCGCGAGTTCCTCCGCGAGGACATCTGCGGGTGGTTCGGCGTTCCGCTACAACGGATCCAGGCGATCGTGAAGCACGCCAGCCAGGGCGGCGGCAAGGGCCTGGACACGATCGATCAGGGGTACGCGACGCACACCCTGCTGCCGTTCTGCATCGACGTCGAGGCACTGTTTACCCCGATGATCCCGGGGAAGGTGCACACGGCCTTCGACATGGCCGGCCTGCTGCGCGCCAGCACGATCGAGCGGGCGCAGATCGCGCAGATCCACCGACTCACGGGCATCCGGAACCGGAACGAGATCCGCGAGGAAGAGGGTTGGGCGCCGATCCCGGGGCCCGACGGGTCGGACTACAACCTGCCCTTCAACACCAACAGCCAGGTGCCCCCGCTCATCGAGCCCGGGGTCGAGAAGCCCGCGCCTGCGGGCGGCCCGGGCGGCAACGACAACAGCGGCAGCGACGGAGGCGGGGACAAGTGAAGATCCGGACGGCGGGTGTCCTGTCGCGGCGCGGCGCGCCCCTGACGGCCCACGAGCGGCGCGCCCTGGACGGCGACTCCCGGGCGCTTCGCGCGCTCGTGCGGCAGGCCGTGGGCGTCAACACCCTGGACCTGCGCGCGGCGCCCGACTCGGTCGCGGTGCGCGCCAACGGAACCGGCGGTGACCGGCTCGTCTTCACGGGCACCTTCACCGCGCTGGACAGCCCGTTCGTCATGGCGGACTGGCTCGGCGACTACACGGAGATCATGCGGGCGGGGTCGCTGGACCGCACGCTCGGGATGGTCCCGGACGTGCAGTTCGTGACGAACCACGACTGGACGTCGGCGCCGATGGCCCGCACGGTCGCTGGCAGCCTCGACCTCTCCAGCGACGGCACGTGCGTGGCTCGGGTGGACGGCTGCCGCGCGGACGTCGCCATCATGGCGAGCGCCGTCGAGGGCGGCGAGCTGAACGCGATGTCGTTCGCGTTCTGGGTGACGCAGCAGACATGGTCACCGGACTACGAACAGCGCGACATCCTCGAAGTGGACATGGACGGCGGGGACGTCTCCGTCGTCACGTTCCCGGCGAACCCGGGGACGACCGGCAGCGTGGGCGTCCGCAAGCGGCAGGCGGCCGGCCTGCTGTCGAGCCGGGTGCCTGCGCTGCTCGTCGAGCGGGCCCGCACCGAGAAGCGCGACGGCGGCATGGTGAGCGACGCGACGGCCCTGGTGCTGCAGGCGGTCCTGGACCTGTGCGCCGCTGCGGATATCGCGATGGACGCCGCGCAGCCGCTCCTGGCCGATCTGCTCGGGGTGCCGAACCCGGACGCGGACGCGGACGAGGACGACGAGACCGTCGATGGGTCGCCGGACGCGACCCCCACGAACCCGGCTCTGTGGAGCCTGGCGCGGCTGCGGGTGCGCGAGGGCGCACGCCGCTCCGCCTGAACCACCCACTGCCACAACGCAACCCGGGGCCGCACCCCGACCGCGCGAGCAAGAGCGGCACGACTGCGGATCGACCCACTTGCGGACGGTGCACCACTACCGATCCGACGATGGAGGAGGTCCGGAGGCATGAACCCTCTGGCGAAGATCCGCGCGCGGCTCGCCGCGATCGCGGAGGAGATCCGGGGCATCGACGCTGCGTGTGAGTCGCGCGGCGCGTTGACCCTGAGCGAGGACGAGAACGCCCGGTACGAGGCGCTGGCTGCCGAGCGTGTGCAGCTGGAGGCGCGGGAGACGCAGCTCGTCGACGAGGACGCCCGGCGCCAGAAGCTCGCCGCGGGCGACCCGCACGGCGACGGCGACGGCCAGCGGTTCTACGTGACCAACGAGCCGCAGGTCTACGGCAGGGGTTCGAGGAACAGCTACTTCCTCGACCTGGCCCGCTACCAGCTGCGGCACCAGGACGCGCCGGCCGCCGTCGATCGGCTGACGCGCCACGCCCAGGAGCTCGACGTGGAGCTGCCGAAGCGTGAGGCGCGGCGTATCGCGCGGGCCGAGCGTGGCCTGCAGTCCCTCGACGAGGAGTACGCCCGGGAGTACCGGCGCGACCCGGCGGCGCAGTCGTTCTTCCGCAGGAACGGCGTGTCCGGTCCGGGCGCCCGGCAGGACGGCGACGCGAGCGCCGAGCTGCGGGTGAACCCGAACCGGACCGACGGGCAGGGCGGTTTCCTTACAGTGGCCGCCGCAGCTGCGTGAGTAGCTGCTAGAAAACCTCCCCATATCGGTGAACCCCGCCAACCCAAGGGGAATACCGAGGAAACTCGCACATGAGGATCCGTACAGACTGAACGAGAGGCTCTGCCAGCGAAACCCCGGGAATGTGCATCCCGGTGGTGGAGGCAGATGAAGTTACAGTCGGGTCTGCATCGATGGTAAAGATGCAGAGTCAGGCAGAAATGACCTGGCCCTGTGATTGGGACTTCCGGCGCTGATGAAAGTTCCGCTGGTCCTGCCGACGCGCTTCCTTCCGACATTCGTCGGAGCAAGACGTCGGGTGACGTGTCTTGACCTGGAAAGAGAACGTCTTGCCGCACACGCGGCAAGACGAGGTCTCGATCCGAGGCGCTCCAGGCTCTTTCTTGGCGTTCTGGGCTGTCCACCAGACCTTCGCGCACGTCCTGCAGGTGCGGTACTTGTTCTCGCCGCCCTTGTAGATCGTGTTCTCGGGTGTGTACTCGTGCCCTTTGGGGCAGTGAGTCTTCGCCCGCTGGTAGCCGCCCATGCCCGGTCGGGTCCTGAGATGTTCGAGCACCTCCTGAGCCTTGGCCGATCGGCGCTCCCCGAGCCACGGCAGGATCATCTCGGTGATCCTCCGCGCTTCGTCCGGATCGCTGACCCGCCACGTGTAGCGCATCTTGCAAGGGTTGCCATTTACCCTGGCGGGCTGTGGCTGAATCGGCTTCACGTTCTGGTGCTTGGGAAATAGAGCCTTGATCCTGTCGATGATGTCAGGATCGGTCATTCCAACGGTGAGCTTGACATTCCCGTTCTTTTCGATGGAGAAGCAACCCTCTCCCTCGAAGATCCCGGCGAACCAAGCTAGATCGACGTCACGCATACTGCAAGTGTACCGCCCTTGTGGTCGATACATGAGTAGGTCACAGAGTAACAACTCGTACTTCGTCCCGCCGCTGTGGCTGGTCGACGAGTACATCCCGTACCTGCGCAACGGCCGGCCGCTGCTGAACGCCGTGCGCAACA